GTATCGCTCTCTGAATAGTGGTTAGGTATGTGACATTGCTTTATAGCGTATTCAATGACAAAATCAACAATGGAAACAGGATATCTCTCTATTGTTTCATCCGTCTCTCGCAGATATAGTAAAGCCTTGCCCGTTACCGCTCCTGCTAATTCTGTCATGCTACTCACAGTCCAAACCTCTCTATCAGTATGTCTTTTAACTCCGTTCCCGTAAGTTCATCAGGTCTTTCGATACCATTCTCACTTGCCAACTTTCTCAAATCAGCAACTTTCATGGTCATAATATCCGACTTCGAAAAGGTCTTGTCATCCTTGATCTCAACCTTGCTCACGGGCTTCTCGTCAGGAGAGGGGATTACCTCTCCTGCACGATACACAACGCCGTTTATCTTCGTGGTGTGAGTTGCTACCATATAGCACCTCATTACGAATACGCTATCCATGTTCTCATATGACGGAAGAACAATCTCCGATACCACGCAATGAGTATTGACGGGATGGTTGGTCAGATATGTATATACCGCAATGCCTGTCTCGGTAAGGGTAAACTCACCATTCAGCTTGTTTGCTGATCTCTCTTCGGGCGTAGTTCCGAACCATGTCGTTCCCAGCTGATTTACGTTTCCGGCAATACCTGTTACAACACCATCGGGAATGAATGTTGAACTTGTACCATCAGCCTCCTTGAACATCTGATTGTAAACAAGGATTGTGATGTTATACATATCAAGCATATAAGCCTTTACGTCATTAGCTGTAAGTCTCATACCCTCGTTATATGCCGTAACACCGAGTATCTGCTTCTTGGTGTCCTCTGCGATACAGAACATCTTCCATGTCTTGCTGTTCATTACGAAAGTTGAAAGCACCTCGCCTGTATTGTCATTGTGCTGTTCCTGAACATCAAGGATATCCTGAATAGGAGTAGCTGTGCTCTTTGCACTCCACTTATCAGCCGCAGATATGTTCTCGAAGTAGTGAGTAGCCTTATAAGCCGCACCGTTATCAGCCGTATAATCGACATAGTAAGTGTCCTTACCGTCAATCTTAACCGATATCTTCGGTACACCATCAGCAGGTGCAAGAAGTTGCCATATCATTCTCTCTGGAACGACCATAGCACCATAGATAAGATCAAGAGGTGACTTCATAATCTCACGAAGCACCTGTTTAGCCATATCAGGGTTGCCCTCCTGATAAGAAGCATAGTCCTGCTCCTCTTTCTCTGTTACCATGTAAGACTCTCTGTAGAACGGCATCTTATTCTGAATGTCAGAAAATCCGATACCATCACGAAGAGGTGCTTGTGCGTCAAAATTGGACGCTTTCAGAGCCACGGGAAGCCCCTTTGAACCCTTGATGAATTTCAGGTCAAGTCCCTCTTTCTTATCAGTTCCAAAGAAAGAACGTCCAAGATAAGGGGAAAGTCCAAGGGTCTGCTTGTACTTATTCCATGCGATACCCAGTGCTCTCGCTGTGAACGCATCTTTTAACGGAAGTGCCATGTTTTTTTACCTCTCTTTCTCTTAAACTATTGGCAGAATGGAAGCAGAAGTTGTGTAAGGTGTGCCGTAGATCGTCACCCTCGGTACTGCTTTCTGTGCCGCATTTGCAATCTTGATTTCGTTCTCTGCCAGCTTGTCAGGGTCAAGAACTCCGTTGTATACGTAAGTTCCTGCTTCGTCACCCATAGTCACGTCAACATCTGCAAGGATGAATCCTACACAGTTGCCATCGTTTGAAGGGAACGGTGTCCCTGCCTTGACAATCTTCTTACCGTCTACGACCACGCCCATACTTTGAGGTACTACGCAAGCCGCACCCTGATAAGGGAAAAACTTTAAGATTGTCTTTTCCTGTCCATACTCATGTACGATAGGTTTTCCCATTGTTTTGTCCTCACTTTCTTATTTGTAGTAATCTCTTGCCTTTTGTGCGTCCTCTCCGATACTTCCAAAAGACAGAGACTCCGCATTTTTAACATCATCAGGTTTATCGCCCTCATCGGGTTTTCCTGCACTTGAACCGCCCGGATTTGTGGTACTCTTTGCTATCTTCTGTACCTCATCATTCCTTGCGGCGGTTTCTCTTTCCGAAAGAACCTTGCCGAGAGTTTCAAAGTTCAAAGAACCATCCTCGTTAAAGAAGTTGTCAGCATCTTCGCCTGTGATACCTCTTTCAGCGAGTTGCTTCATGGTTTCAGCCCTCTTTTGAGCCGCTTCAAGTTCCGCTATCTTTGCGTTATTGGCTTCAAGCTGTTTCTGATATTCAGCCTCTAACCTCTCTCTTTCCCTTTGAGCCTTTTCACTCTCGGAAAGTGTCTGATCGTTGATAGCGTCAAGCTGTTTCTGAATGTCAGCTTTTTCCTGCTTTAGCTTGTCAATCTCGGATTGCTTTGCTTTAGCCGCTTCGACTTCCTTTTGGAGTGCCGTTACCTTGTCTGCATCTGCCTTGAACTGCTTTGCCTTTTCCGCTTCCGCATCAAGCTCCTTATGGAACTGATTGAGTAAAGCCGTCACCTGTTCCGGCGTAGCTTCGGGAAATTGCTTGATAATGTCCTCTCGTGTCACTTTTCTGTCCTTTCTCTCACAACGCTTTTTACGAGGTTGCAACCTCTGTGAGTGCTGTTTGACGCATCAGCCGCATAATTTATTTGCAATAAAAAAGAGCCTTTCGGCTCTTGAATTGCCTTTATCGGAGATAAACTTCCACACATCGACATCCAACAGTTTCTTCGGGATGTTCGTATGCGTTCCTTGACATATCCATAGGGAAAAGCATTTCTGCCTGTCCTACTTTGTGATATTCGTTTATCCCTATCACTTGACTATCTACCATTGCATGAGTAAGTCTTACCTTTTCATCTTTCATGGTAAGCCATTGCTTATGTCGATACCCTTGATACTTTGCTATGTCATATCCGCTTTTGTTCCCAACATAGTTTGTCTCGTTCTCGCACAACAACGTAGCCCTATCTTTTGATGTGTAGTATTCATCATCAAATTTCAGTGTTGTATCAACTATATCTGATACTCTTTTGCGGATATCCTCTTTTAGTTCATCAGATAGCGTCCTGCGTCCTAAAAGAGCCGCTACAAGCACGATATATACCTCTACCTTGTCACAATACTGACGATAAATCATATCCTTGTAATAATCCGTATCTACGTTGGATAAATCGCCTTGTATGACCTTTTCCGCTTCTATTTCCGAAAAAAATAAAAGAAAGAGGATTAACAACTCATTTGCTAAATCCTCTCTCCGTTTCTTCTCTGCTTCGGATAGTTCCATTTCAGCGAAAAACTTATCTATCGGTAGTATCTTCATCCCAATAATTTCAGCGTATAGTCAGGATTCATGGTATAGACTTCTCCGCTCTCTTGGCAAAGTACCGCAGACCCATGTTGGAGTTCATGCGTCCTTGCAAATTCGGGGAAATCCTCTAAATCAGCTTTCGTTTCCGCTGTTATCATCTTGCCGTATACGTTGTGCTTGTCTATTCGTATCTGTTCGTTTATCGTTATCATCTTCAACCTCGCTATCAGGATTATTTGCTTTCGCAAGTTCCAACTGTTTCTGCTGTTCCTGTTCCATTTCCTCTGCTGTCTTGTATTTAGCATCGTAATACGGCTTGGATTGCAGATAAGCCTTTTCGCTGTCACCCCACAAACCGCTCTTTTCTGTAGCAAGTTTAGGATGAACGCCGCTTGCAAGGAGCATTTGAAGCACTTGTGCTCTGACTTGCAGATTGTCCGTAGGATTGCGATTTACTTGAACGTCATAATCCATTATCCCCAAAGGACAAGAATTATTAGTTGCCTGATTTATCACATGGAGTATCACGGTATCTAACCGCTTCTCGCTCTCTTTTATATAGGCATCACGCAATTTAGCGTTCTGTTTCGCCTTCGACCAATTATTTCGGAGTTCCACAGCACCCTGCGTATCACCGCCTGTATTGCCTTGATCTGACGGTATGGATAAAATGCGGAGTATGTTGTCAAACAAGTCATCTTTGGCTACTTGGCTTTCAGATTGGCTTAACTCTTGTTCGAGCATCTTGACTTCGGATTGCTTACCGTCTCCGCTATCTTCAACTATGATCGCTCCCTCGCTTTTCATAGCTTCGTAGGTTTTATCGTCAATTCTGCAATTACGGAGTATCATGTATGATTGAACAAATTCCGCAATAGAGTCTGCTCTGTTTGCCTGTATTTCGTTTATGGAATCAAGCATGGTTATTACTAACTCTATGTCAGACAGCCTATCCTGATTATTCGGATATTCAACTATCGGTATACCGCCAAAAGCATGAACCTTTTCAATGACTTGGAAACCATTGTGATCTGTTAAGGTCATTAGTTTGCTATTCTGTATGCGGTATTCATGCGTTGCCGTATAACATAATTTATAATCATTCCCGTCTACATCTTTGAGCATTTGAACCGCTACAAGCGGCTCTTCGGTTGAACGATTATAAATCACATAGGTATTTAAAGGTGTAGGTACTACAATCCTAAATGGTATATCACCTTGCCTTATCTGTACCGCCTTGAATCCTGTGCCTGTTGTATGCGTCCATTCGCCGCTTCTTGCATCGTGAAGCTGTTTATTAACCCCACGGCAGTAACCATTAAATATATCAACATACTTCCCTATATTTTCCTTTTCGGATAAGGAAATAGTCTGTATAGGCTCGCCTGTTTCCTGTCCGTTAAGAAAATGCACTAACTCCCATGCGTGGTTTTCCGCTACGGGGTTATTTATTTCCGGACGGTTTTCAGGAACACGATATAAAACAGGCTGATCTCCGTTTTTGTATCTCCAAAGGTAATCTGCTCTTTCCCTGTTTCGATAGAATATGCTTATGGTATTACCGACAACTTCAACTATGTTGCTTGCATCAACTACCTCATAGTCCGTATATGCAATTTTCAATCCATAGTCACCATTAGGCACTAACTCCCTAAATGGACGGTCGTTTCTGATTATACTCATGCACATCAAAAAAGGCAGGACACTATGCCCTGCCTTGAAAAAGGTTTATCACAAAATCACAAAATAATACTACCACAACATATAGTAAATAGTAATATGAAAAAATATGAAATTATGTGAAATTTCCGCTATATTCCATTAAATCTATATCAAGATATTGTGAGCCGTACCGCTTTTCAAATTCACTCAATCCTTGATTATATAATGTAAGC